GAACAGGCTGCGCTACCGGTCCAGGTGAACGTAGGTGCGCCAGCGCTTTCCGCCGCGATCCACAACGACGCCGTGAAACTAGCGCCGCTGTTTATTTGTGACCCGACCCGGCTCCATCCGGTCGTCGAACAGCTATGGGCCGCGTTATTCTTAGACGCGACTATGCAAAGAAGAAGCCCGCTCTGACCATCTACAGTGGGCTTCGCTGGCGACAATGATGTGGCGCCAGCCGACTGTGTACGAGCGCCGAACCTCTGAGGCGATGGCCCCGCCATTTGCTACGCGGCTTCCAAGTAAGTCTCTGCGGCGTTGAAGCTGGTTTGATTCCACGCGCCGCCAGCGGGATTGCTTTCCCAAATATGACTGCGCGGCTCATAGCCACCGTTATACGATTTGCCGGAACTCGAATAATTCGTACTGGACGAGCGAACGCCGAGCTTGCCGTCGGTGATGACGCCGCCATTTACCCGACCGCGAGCATTGATGATAAGCCCCGATATCCCCAAACCTCCTGGGACGGTAATCGCAGCATGGGTCTGCCCCATCTTGTTGCCCGACGTTGTAATGACCTCGGCTGTGGTTTCATCCAGCACCGTTTCATTTACATCGGTGTAGCTTCCCGTCCCTCCTGTGTTCGAGGCACTATTGCCGTTAAGCGCTGCGGTCATCAGGTGCGCGTCCCGAATATCGTAATCGGCGCACATCACTTGCGAGAAATATGTCGTTCCAGATGCAGCTAACCGGAACTCGTCGACCGCCGCCGCGGCTCCCGTTGGAGCGCTTCCGGAAGCAACCGAAGTCCCGGACACATATAGAGTGAATGAAGAATTGGGAGTTAGCGCGAGCACCATCGTATTCAGCGAGCTTTGCGTCAGCGTAAAACTGGCTCCCCAATTTGTCCAAGCCGAACCGTTCCAATACTGGAATTGCACCGTGCTTCCCGATGTCGCTTGTAGGCGATAAGCATTCGCGCCAGCGTTCAACAGGAAGAAAATCGGAGCGGCGGACGCCGACGTCCAATAATAATCAAAGCGAAACCAGAATGCCCCCCCGATGGAAGTAGAACCATCAAGAAACGGCGTCTTGATCTGCGCGTAATCTGACGAGGTAGGAATGAAGATTGCGTTGGGGACGTATGTACTATCGAACTTGCCCGCGCTTGTGCTTTCGACGACCGAAGTGTTGCTGCGGAAAGCGCCTGCTAGACTATTCACTCCGAAATAGCGGGCGGTCATGCGGTTACGTCTCCGAGTACGTCCCACTCATCGGTGGCGACTTTTTCGATTTCGAAAACCGCAAACTGAGCGGTGCTTTTCAACGCGGCGTCCCGGCTATTCAGGGTAACTCCGACGGCGGGCGATAGTGTTATTTGTCCAGTCCCTGCCGCGGTAAGTCGAGTCCTCGCTCCGACCGGATAGGCGGCAGTCGCATTGGTCGGTACCGTCACGGTAATCGCCGACGAATTTGTAAAGCGCTTGTGGTGCCAATCGTCAGTTGCCGCGATAGTGTAGGTCGTTGTCGTTATTGGATCGATCGTAAGGAGCAATTGCCCGCTAACATCGATCGCGGATACCGTGAGGGGGCCGAGAACAAGGCGGTCTCCCGGCTCTCCTGAAACGACGTAGGTTAGAGCGACGTAATAGGTTCCCCCGTTGAGGCCAGTAATATCGATCTTGGTCGTGTCCGGCGGGAAAGTCCCATAAAGGGTCCAAGTTACCGAATCCGGACTTGAGACTGGATCATGTACGCCGTCATCCAGCCAATATTCAACGATGATGCTCTCGACATTCTCGTCGTCAGGGACGGCCCCTGTAATTTCGATGACGGGAACACTCGCGCCTGAACTCTCAATCGTCGTCGCCGATCCGGTCCAGTCGCCGCTATCGGGAGATCCAATATCCGGAGGCGGGGGCGTGGTGGTGCGCGAGGATTGGTCGAGCACAAAAGGAGTGTCGTCGGCGAATACAGAGACGGAAATCTCTCTTAGGGTGAGCGTGTTTTGCCATTTTTCATCGATCGAATAGGCGTCGACCCGGAAGGTCTTGGTTGCTCCGCCGAGATAGCGATCGGATGTCCATTCTATCCAATCACCGTCTTCTATTTCACAGAAACGTGGGCCGAGCTTTACGGTAGCACGGCCCCAAAGCCTTCCGAGCCTGCGGGTGATTTCAGCAATGACTTGGGCTTGAGGGCCATCCCTGACAAGCCGCAATGTAATCTGGGCTTCTCGAGGACGGCCATCCGTCAGGATATCCGAAGTATCCCTCGCGATGGGCGCAGCGTGACTGTTCCACTTTTGATCTGGTTCTACGTAGGTTGATACAACAGAATTGACCCATTCAGCGTCTGACTCGGAAAGAAAGCCCTGGTTCCAACGGACTTCACTTGCGACAAGAAGATCATCATCGGTGAAGCTTGCGACGACCGACTTTGCTTGGGCCGGTTCTAGTTCGACGGAACCCTCATGGGTAATGACATTGCCGGCGACCGCCGCCGCGAACATTTGCTCGACGTCGATAAAGTCCTGGTTCGAATAGACCGGCCCCGCGATCCTAAAGCGAACGCCGATCTCGAGAAAACGCCATGTTACATCATGGCTCAATACGCCATCACGGGAGACAATCGCATTGTTTACGGGATCATAAGCCGCATCGTTGACGCCTGTTGCCACCCAATCGCTTGCCGTAAGCGATTGAAGGATCGATCCGCTTTCGAGCGAGATCTGGTCCATGTCGGACCAAAAGGTCGTTTGGCTTCCCGGCGATTGCTGGAGACGCCCGCTGTTCCACTCGCCCCGCGTTTGGTAGCTTTGCGTCCCACTCGCTTTGATCGCTCCGGTAGAGGCGTCGATCGTGTACCAGTGCCCGTCGCTCAATACGAAGAACTGGGTTTGGGATGCGACTTTGCAGAAATAGGCAGTCGAAGGGCCGCTTCGTGTTGCAGCACCAGTAACGGTAAAAGAGGCCGTGCCGCCAGTAATCTGTTTAATGATGAATTGGTTACTTGTCCCGGTCGGTTGAAATAGCGCCCAAACATTGCGCAATTCGTCCAGACAGAAATCGACGGCCGCCTGAGTTCCGCTGATTAACGATTCGCCGAAATAATAGCCGCCTTGTGTGGTGCCGCCATAAATTGAGACCGTATCGTCCGAGAAATCGAAAACGCGGCACGGCCCCGGGAAACGATGGCTTGAATCGCCGATCGACACACCCATGGTCGTGCTGCCTAGCTGAGGCGTGACATATAGGTGGTTGAACCCGTCAAGAAGGGTCGTCCCGTAATAATAGGCCGTTCCGTTTCTCGAGATGGCGACGTTCGTAACGGTCCCAGCTTCAGCACCATCTCCTGATGATGGGCTCGAAACGCGAAGCGGGGTCTGTGTCCCCGAACTGTACCATTCGATATTGCCGTCTGTATCCCAACGGATCATCAGGCCGTCGGGGCTGAAGGAGAATCCTCCACCAGAAACTGTCGAAGAGCCCGCCGCTTGAACATATTTGAGAGGCGTGTTCGAAGGGATTTCATCGCATAGATTCGCAGGCGCGATGATGTTTTCGGGCGGCGCCTCCTCGGCTGTTAATCCCCTGCCGACTAAAAGCTTCGTTTCGTCGGCCGTGTCGTCTTCGGCGTAGATGCCCCTGACCCAATTGTAGCGGCAGACGACGGGGTTTTCGCTCCATTCCCAGGTCGCCGGGTCATCCCAACGATGGGCGCCGGATCCGCCTGCAACAGTATCGTCCTTGCGCGGATCGTAACAGAGTTTCCCCTTGATAACGAAGCCGAAGTGAGGACGTCCTCCGGGCCATGCGGGCTTCTTAGCATCGGGCTTGTCGGCAAGATAGGCGACGATAACGTCGCAGCCAGATTTGCCGAGATCCGAGGACGTCCACCCCGGCCCATTGTCGAGAACGATATCAGGCAGTGGATCGTTCGACGTATCGGCTCTGAAATATAGCTTGAAATGGTGCTCGTCGAACTGCGGATAATTTCCATCGCCGGTATAAATAACCTTCTCGTCATTGACGAAAAAGTAAGAGAGTCCTTCGCACTTATGATCGGCAAGCCGGATAATCAGGACTTCCCAATCGGTTCCGTATTTTCCTCCATAATCGAACCCATCGACTAGGGTTCCGGGAGTAAAGGTCTCTCCGAATTGCGCGCACCGAGGCTGTTCACCGAGCGCGATCGTCATTTCCGATGCTTGCCGCGCTGGCTGTTTCGGAGCAGTTAAATCGACGACCGCCTGGGCGACGATCATCGAAACGCCTTGGATTATCAGGCCGGGGTTGCCAGTCAGGACGCCGACGACGACAAGCGCCGTCCCAATGATGAAGCCGATAAATTTGCTCACGGCTTCCTCGCGGTAATGGACCAGGCGATGGCGGCCTTATTCCTCGGAACGCGAACCAATCCTGTTTCGCTCGTCGCTACGAGGGTTGCTCCTTCGACCACCATCGGGTGAAGGCCAATGAGTTTAGCCTCTTCATCCGGGATGCCGACCAAGGCCTCGGTCGGCACTCCCGCGATGTCCCCGCGGTGGGCCTGAGCGAGCGGGATACGTTCGAACCTCGCGTCCAAGGCTGCTCCCATTCCGCCCAATCTGTTGAGCGTGCTGATCGCGGTTGCCCTGCTTTTCCATTTGAGCTTGCCGAGAGCGGATTTGCCTGTCGCGGCCTGGATCGCGCCGTCTATGAACGAGACACAATCGTTCTTGTCGCTCCCCCACTCATAGGGCCGAGTTCTGCGTTCGTTAAGATACGCGACGAGAGCCGTATAATCGCGCTTCACCCGCCGAAATTCCCGTCCGGAGGCGAAACTGCGGAGGCCGTTCGGGACGGCTTCTTGCCACCCCAATAAAGATCCTTTTGGCCAGCATAGGCGGTATTACGGAAATATCCATCGCTCGAATCGATTAGCCTTTGATCATAGTCGGCTCGCATTCTAGCTCCGCTTCTCCCGAGCCCCCGAGCCGTGCTTTCGATTGCGTATTGGATCGCTGCTGGACCGCCGATCGTCTCGATCGTATCGAACGTATCGCCCCTCCCCCTATCGAAGACGTGAGCGTCTAGGAGCGTTTGCCCATCGCCCGCAAAGATAAGCCGGTAGAGAACGACGGCTGCGCCCTTGACCTCAGCGGCGTCCAACAATGCGAGTGCCGCGCTCTCTACCCCGGAAAGAGTTAGGGTGACCCCTTGGGCAACGCCGCCTATCGCGTTGTTATTTTGTTGGGCGAACGCCTTGTCGCCGAGGGGGAGATAATCGTTTCCGTCTATCGTAAGAACGCCATAACCACCCCAAACATAGATTGGAGTTCCTGCGTTCTTTGGAGTAATCGCTACCGCACCCGTCACAAGCGCCTCGCCTGCGACGATCGCGGCCTTTGCCGCCGTCTCTAAGGTTTTCATCTGTCAGGATCGGATATCTTGAACACCGACAATTTGTCCGCCCTGGATAGAATAGAGGCGGTCGACCGGCCCGAGATTGGAGTTCTGTACATCGATCACCATCACGCAGCCAGTTTCATCAATATGGGCTATAGCGGATCCGGGAACGGCCGAAGGGATCGGAGGTTCGACGGTAACAGTCAAATTGCCCGATCCGTCTGCAGTCCCGCCAGCGGTTACGGCAACTATCGCGCGCCAAGCGAGCCCTGAAATAGCGGTCTCTGTCGCATTGTATCGGAAGTCGACATAATCGCCCTGAGAGAGCTCAAGCCCCGCTGCGTCCGAACCCAGGTGGAGGGTAAGAAGGCAATCGCCATCCGAGTTCGTGATTTGTGACCAGCTAGAAGCTTGTCCAGTGAATGTCCCGAACGCACCGAAGCCGTCTGGATAGAGCTTCGGGAATTGACGGGTAAGATCACGTCCGACAAAGCGCCTCGTAGCTCCGCGGATTCCGCGGAGGAAGGCCCGCCACTCATCTGAATTGTCTTCCGGCATTTGCGATAGCGTCCAAACGCCGCCCCAAAGTGGAAATCCGACCTGAACTCCTCCGATACGCCCGCTCGCCTCCGGGGCTTGGGCGTCGATGCGCTGTGGTTCGAACTGCTGTTGGGCGACATACAGAGTCGGCATTTCGATAGGAGCCTTCACCGACGCCCCCCCAGAACAAAGCGCTGTTGAGCATCTCGAACGGTAGTGACGATTTTCCCCGGCAGGCTCGCTTCAAGATCGTCGAGATGCATCTTGATCGCCGCCACGGCGCTAGGGTCAGCACCGCGGAAATCGTTATTGTTGATGACTTGGACGGGAGGCTGCATGGGGGTATTCCTGTACGGCGCAGCCGCATTCCCCATCGCTATCATCGGGATAGGCAAACCTTGGACTATGCCACCAGACGCGAACCCTTTGACGCCAAACGCATCGGCTATGGTTCCAGGAATGCTCAAGTAGCGGAGCATTCCTTGCGATTGGAGAAACGCAACAGGGCTAACGAACTTCAGAGCGCCGAAAATGCCGCCGCCCCTTTTGTGCGGCAAACGTCCGGTATTGATCGCATCGAGCATTTCGACGCCGAATTTGCGGACGGCCGCAGCGCTCATTACGTATTCGCCGTTGGACAGCATCGCGGGTATGCTATCCGACGTCGAACTCCCATCACCCGAGACGAACCCGCCACTCGCAAAACCGCCTGGAAGGCTCGGCGCTACTCCACCATTTAATCCTGTGACCGACATTTCGCCGCCAAGGTCTGGAGACGGAATGCCACCACCGCCGCCTCCCATCGCGGCCTCGAGGGCTTGGAACAGGATCATCTTGATTGTCATCTTCAGCAGGTCGGCGAGAATAGAAGCTGCCAACTCGTGAAAAGCATCCTTCATGCTTTCGGTGCCGGTGATAACTTTCTCGATCGCATCGGTCAGACCGTCCAGCCCTTCGACCTCGATCGATTGAAGGGCCTGGTTTATTTCTGCTGCTGTCTTCGGGACATCGTGCGCCCATTGATCTAGAGGGCTGCGGTTGTTGGCATTTATGAGTGCAGCGCCCTGCGCTTGCTGCACCGGCAGATTGTCGATCTTCTGCTGGATCGCGTCGATTTCTTCCTTCGTGCCATGATTGCGGATCACGAGGTCTTTCTCGTGCTCAAGTTCGAGCCGCTGCTGAGCGATCTCGGAGGCGAGGATCTGAAGCTGAATGCGGCGATGGTCTTCCGCCGTGGTCGCCAGTTGGTCAGCGACGTGGAGTGCGTCCTGCTGGAACTTCAGTTTCTGAACGGCAATCTCGAAATTCGCCTGCTCGGCGCGGGCGAGCTGCTCTTCGACTATCGCCTGAAGCTTGGCCGCCGCTTCGGCCGCATTCTCTGCCTTTAGGATCCTGGCCTTTGCCTCGACCTGCTGGAGCGCAGCATCGGTAATCTTGTGCTCGGCATGTTCGCGTTCGGCCCTTGCGACCTCTTCGTCGATCGCCTTGTCCTTGGCGGTCTTTTCCAACTGGACGAGTTGGATCGCGATTTGCAGATGTTCTTCGTTGCTCCCTGCAAGGCCTAGCTTCGCCTGTAGGATGTTCTGCTCGGCCTGAAGGATTTCCTTGTCCATTTGAGCAAGGAGTTCGTCAGACCTATCGGCTGGCGGCTTCCTTCCCTTCGGACCCTTCGGAGCGAGAAACTGAGGAAGATTAATACCTGGAGGCGGTGGCCCTTGATCCGGCTGGAGCGCCGCCGTTCCAGCTTGGGCGAATAGCTTCCGCTGCTTGGCGAGTTCAGTCTGCGCGCTCTTTAGCCCGCCAGACGCCCCGGTACTTCCGTGATGGAATGTTATCAGGCCGCCTAGGATAGACGTATCGCCTTCCTGCTGCTGGCCTTTTAGCCGTGCGACTTCCTGCTCCGCTTTTTGCAGCTGCTGGAGCCGGAAGATATAATTCATGTTCTGGTCGGCTTGATTCTCGGCGACCTTCTCGCCGGCAAAGGCGCCGATGCCTGCGCCGACCGCTGCGCCAGCCACGCCAAAACGGCTTCCGGCCAGACCGCCGATAATTGAGAGCGCGAGTTGCGGGTTCGAACTGAAGAAGTGAAGGATCTGGTTTGTGAGCGTTGAGAGAGCCTGAGCGAGACTAAGAATAGAGTTCGCGTTGGACGTGACCGTCGAAGCGATGTTCGCCTCTAGGACCGTCTTCAGCGCTTCGAGCTTGTGAGCGGTCTGCTCCGCATTCTGGATTTGCTCGTCGGAAAGAACAACGCCCAATTGTTGCGCGGCTTGGGCTAATGCATTCAGCCTTGCGGTTCCGCCAGAGAGAAGGCTATCGAGTTGCGCGCCAGTCCGTCCAAATAGCGCAACCTCGACCGCGGCCCTCTGCGAACGATCAGTGACGTTCTTCAGTCCGTCGGCGATCATCGAGAAGATTTCGCCGGTATTCTTGCCCTTCAATTGATCGACGCTAATCCCGATCGCTTTGAACGCCTTTATCTGAGCCTGAGAGCCGACCTCGGCCTTGCCCATCGAAACCGTAAGGCGCTGTAATCCGCCCTCAAGGGCCTCCTGGCTCACACCCACCTGCTGAGCTGCGAAGCGAAATTCCTGAAGCTGCTTTGTCGTGACGCCAAGAGTTGAGGCTGTCTCCCCAATCGCCGCGGCATATTTGAGACTTTGCTGAATTTGATTGGTAAGAGCCCCGACCGCGAAAGCGGCGACCAATCCCTCGACCGCTACTTTTGCAGACTTGAACGAGCTCTCGATATCTTTCGAAAGTCCCCTGGCGCTAGATCGCGCCTTGTTCGCGCCAGCTTCGAATTGAGCGGTATCGAGCCCGAGCGCAACGCGGAGCGACCCAATCAGCGCGCTAGCCATCTACGGTGGCCTTCTTGCTCTTCTTCGGTGTGGGTTCCGTTACGTCGGAGAGCTTGAAGACGTCCCTCATAAGCTTCCCGAGGGCAGCAACAACAACCTTGCCGTATTGGTCAGAATATTGGACGCCAGCGATGACGTCGTGGCTCAGGTCCGAGTGATGCTTGCGTGTCAGTGCGAAGAGGAAGTTGGTCATAACCGTGCATGACGTCAGGATCTCGCCAAGCAGTTCGAGCATCCCCTTGCCGTACAGTCCCTCAAGATAGGCGATTGCTTGATAATCGACCGCAAGAGTCAGCTTAAAATCGTCGCCGAGCGCGATCGTCGCCTCGTGGAGAAATGGCTTCAGTTCCATTAGTCACCTTGAGCAAGGCGGGCCGCCCTGCGCGATAGCCGTTGGGCTGTCGCGTCGATTTGGACCCACATGAAATATCCGAGGAGCTTCAGGGATTCGTACTTCTTGGAATCGTAAGCTGGCCGGCCAGAAGGCTGAGCGACGTCCTTGAAGGTGCCGAACTCCATGAAGATGCCATGATGGCGCGGCAGGCTTGCCGACGGCCCGACGTAAACAGTGACGCCGCCAGGAGGGCCGATGTCCTTGTCTTTCGAGACCGTCTTTTCGGAAACGATGACGGAATCGCGAAGATGCAATCCCTGATCAGTGGCGTCGTAAGGAGCGAGTGCAGACCAAGTTGCGCGGATCGGTTCAGCGGCATCTATAAGAGCGCGGCGAACGACGTTCTTCTCAGTCGCGATCTTCGGAAGCTCTTCAAGCGCATCAAGAATGCCGTCCAGCCCGTCCACATGGACGGTCAGATTGAGCGGTTGTTGAAGGGCCATGCTGCGAGTATCTTTCCTGCTTTATGGCGCAACGGCTCGCTGCATTCTCGTTCGTGTTCGTGCTGGTGGCCGGTTATTTCCTGTTCACCGGCCTTACGCTGGACACGTCCGTTTCGACTGGAGACGGAACCGTCGCCAATCTCCAGTTGATGCACATTCAGGCGATGAAGATTGGCCTGGGAATAGGCTCTGCGATCATCGCTTCGATCTTCGCGACAGGCGCTGCGATCGTCAGTTCACGCGGCTGATGTCGACAGGAACGCCACGCGCCTTGAGAGCGTGGAAGAAGGCAATCGCCTCGGCGTGTTTCGCATTGCGTGAAGGCTTGGCCTGATATTCCGACAAGTCCTTGAGATTGCCGCCATAGCCGCTGAGCGCGAAGACTGCCGTATGCCACGCATTCGAGATCGCCAGTTCGTGTTGTCGCTTAGCGGCGAGGGCCATGCCTTCCATCGCATTGACGTAGGACCGCGGCGATTCACGCCAGAACTCGGAAGGAGAGCCGCCGAGCTTGATCCATTCAATGCGAAACTGGGCAATGTCCCACGCCGCTTCGGAGGGTTTTCCGGCCTCTCTTCCGCCACGTTGAACGTGCGCTGGATCAGCCCGAATAGAGCCGACGCATCCAGAGAAGCGAGCAAACCCATAGCCTGCCCCAAGGTTGCTTCCGGATAATGCCGAAGCATCAGTCCCTTGACCACTTGAGCCTTGAGACTCAGCGGACAGCCGCCGAACAGCACCGGAAGGATCTCGGGTATTTTCTTGCCCGAAAGCCTCTCAATGTGATCGAGCGCGCGAAAATCCACAGCTAACCGACAACCCTCAACGACCTCTTCGTCGTCAAATGGCATCAGCTACCAGCGGCCCCGGCGCCCTGCTCCTGCGCTCCGGTAATGCGGAGGGTGGCCGTCGCGGTGATCTTGCCGGCGGCTTCCAATGTATCAGGAGCATACTTCTTGACGAAGCATTGGGTCGTGATGTTCCACTCGATCGTCCCGGTTCCACTGTTATCGGGAATTTCGAAACGGACCTTCCGGGTGTCGGCCGTGTTTTTAGCGGCCGTCAACAGGACGTCCGTTGCCGATCCGGGGACGTAGTTGAGCGTTACCGTGCAATCGCCGCCGTCGATTAGACCGGCCTTGTATTCCTTGCGCCGACCGGGGGACTGAAGGTGCGTGACCTCCACTTCGTCGGCCTGGTCCTGCGGGAAGGTGCAGCTAACAACTTCCGCGAGTTCCGTAAGGTTGGCTTCCGTGTCGTCAGTCGACAAGAACACCTTCCCGCCCCATCCGATGCGGGCTAGCGAGTCTGCCATTTCATGCTCTCCTTTTTGGGACTTAACTATGAGGGATCATCAGGTCCGCGCTTCTGCGGTAGATGATCGTATCGCCCTGCTTTTCACCACCAACATCACGCGGCCCGAGGGCAATGTCCGCGCGTTGGAATGTGTGGCCGTTCGAATCGTCGCCGGTGACTAGAGCGGCGATCAGGGTCTCCATCGCTGTTCGGGCCTCGGCAACCGACTCGGCCCATGTGTCGATCTGGATCCGCGCAAATTCGAGATCCCAGTCGGTCAGGGTTTGCGGGCGAAGCTCGGTAATGTCCTGCAACGTCGCATACGGAAAAGCCGTGTCCTGCGGCGCATTGACCGGATAGCTTTTTGGGTATGCCGTAACCGCCCGCTGCATCAGCGCTGCGAACCAATCCACCTAAAGAATCCTCGTCGCGGTAAATCGGATCATTCGCCGGTCGAGCGGAGCTCTTTCAGTAATTCCCCATTGCGAGCCGTCGAAGCTGATGCGGTCCTTTGCGGTCACCGCGTCCAGAATCGGTGTTCTCAAGCACTCGAACGAAGCAGCCTGATTTGCCGACTGCTGTGCGGCCTGCCTGTTCTCCTGCGCGCCTCCGAACGTGACTTGAGCGAGGACGGTAACAAGCGTCGTCGGACTGTCCCAACTTTCGACCGATTGGTTGTAATCGTCCGTCGTTTCCACCGCCCGGATGAAGGCGATGGAATACTGCCTTGCTCCTGCGCGCATCAGTAAGCCGAAACTGGCCTGAGACTGTCGAGGATGCTCGTCACGGCCAACTGAACCTCCACCGAAACAGCGCGAACGTCTGCCACGACGGCTTCCCTGTTCGCGAACCAATGCCCGATCAGAAGAAGCATGGCTCGCTTTCCAATCAGATATTCCTCGCTCGTGCTGCTGAGTGCGCCGCTCGTATAGGAAACGGTGATCGCCTCTCCTGTATTGAGCGCTGGAAAACTGTTGTCAGGTGCCGGGTAAATCCGAAGCGGAAAGCGTCCAAGCGGAGCGACAAACCCAGTGTATTCGGTATCGTCTCCGGCTGGTCCGTAGGCAACGCTGTCGATGCTCGCGATCGGGCGACGATAAATCTCGAGGAACTCACGCGAAGAATGCCAACGGCCGCAATTACGGCCATCGCCCCAAGCATTGAAGGTCTCGGTTCTTGAAGCGGCGACCCAAAAGAACCTGCTCTCCCGCTCCACAAAAGCCCTGGCTTGAGGAATCAGCGATAACAGGAACGTGTCATAAGTCGTGTCGGCAGGATCGATGATATTGACCTGCGCCCTCGCCTCAGAAAGAGATACCGGCTCCTCGGCTCCAATGGCGAGGATGAATATTTCGGTCTCTTCATCGCCAGCAGCCGTCGTGATCGTGTGCGTGAGGCTGGCGACAGTGCCATCGGTTCCGCCAGAGATCTTGAAGACAACAGACTTATTGCCGGCTTCGATTGTCGCGTCGTCGAGCGTGGCGCCGGTGATCGTATTCGTCTGACTAACGATCGTGTCTTCGCCAAGGAAGGCAGACCAATCATGCTCATAGCGGCGAATCTCGCCAGCCAGCTTCGGCAGAAGAGAAATCGTCATTCGCCGGTCCCCGTCTTGCGCGAAGCGTAGGTGGTTAAAATAGAGCTCGAAGCCGTTCGTGGATCAGCCGAAGAATGGGTCGTCAGCCGGGACGGGACAGGAATAATCGCCCCGCCAGCACCAACGCCATCAGCCGTTGAAGATCCCGAGGAATCGCCGATCGCGAGTGCTATGGAACTGCCATCGCCGACCGCGACCCCAAAGCCCGCGGACAGACCCACGCCCGCCGAATAAATGTTCCCCGCCCCTTCGGCAGTCGCAGATCCAGAACTTGAGCCGATAGCCGTTAAGCCGCCGCTTCCTGTGCCATCCGCAGTAGAACTGCCTGAGGCTGTCCCGCTAGCAAGGCCCCACGAATTACTAACTCCGCTAGCCGACGACGTTCCCGCAGTGCTGGCAACAGAAACGGCCGTTAGCTTACCCGCCCCTGATGCTGTTCCGCCGCCCGTTGCCGAACCGGCGCCTTTGGTTAGCGCGCTGCCCGCTCCAGAGGCTGTAGCCGCGGCGGTGGATGACCCAGCCGCTCTGCCTGATGCCTTCCCGACGCCAGAAGCCGTGGCGATGCCTGCCGACGAACCAGCGCTCTTAACGAGTGCCTTTGCAGCTCCGGAAGCGGTTGCAGCCCCCGCAGACGACCCCGGCCCCTTTGCCCTTGCCTTGCCCGCGCCAGAAACTGCGGACGTTCCGGCTGACGATCCAGTGACCGCAGAGGTTATCGGAACCTCAATAAGGACGGCAATCGAGTTTGTGCCAGCGGTTGTCCATGACGCGCTCTGAGCCGGGCTCGTGTCATCGTGGATCGTCTGCACTTCTCGGCTGCGAGCGCCACCCGACGGGTTGAAATGCTGAAGTTCAGTGAACCCGGTCGGGAGCGTTGGCGCTGCTGCAATGCCGCTGATGATCGTACAACCGACGACTGCGCTGGTACTGGCTGGAGAGGTACCTAACGAGGGCGCTGGATCGCCGGCCGTATTGGTGGCCGACACAAAATTGGTGAAAGAGGTCGAATTGCCAGTGATCCCAATTACGCAGGCCCCGGTATCGGTCGATGCCCCGGTCGGTCCTGTCACTGTAATCGTCGTATTGATGGTCGAACCGGTCGTGTTTCTGAACCACCAGGCTGTGACGCGCTCTCGTGGGTTTGTCCCAGGATCGAAGGTCCAGCCGCCCGAGACGACCTCAGTCCAACTAAGGCTGGAGGTATCGCTGATCGTTAGGGCAGTACCGAGCGACGTATTGAGCGAAGTCGCTCCGAAGACCAGAATCGTCTCGCCATTGGCGATGCTGATGGAACCGGTGGTTGCTACAGAATTGGTAGCAGGCGTGGAAGCGCCCGTACCGAACCCTGTGCCGTTGGTTTTTGCGCTGGTTGCTACGGCCATCGAGGATGGCTTTTACTGAGGCATCAATACGGTTGTGCCGGTGATCGGCACTTGCTTATCTCCTAGCCAGATTTGCGAGTTCGCCACCGCCGAGGCTTCAAGTCTCGCGAGCACCTGTCCGGGCTGAAAGCCGCGATAGAGGGCGGTTAGGCCGCGGTAGATTCCGCCGTCGCGCTCGAACTTGATGACCGAGAGATTCGGGTCTGCGGGTTCATTCGTTACAGGATCGAATCCCAAG